TTCCAGAAGATTTATATATATTTTATATGAACAAGCAGCAGAAGAAATGCGTACGGTGTCAAATCAATTAACTTATATACTTACAAATCACTTTGCTCCTCTCGCTCCTTCTCCATTCACACACCCTCATACTACTCCTATACCAGCAACACCATATGATACACTTAACCCACATACAGACCGTCGCACAACCCTTAGCAACACAACTAATAAAAAAGACATATCTGACTACCAGCAGCACATATAAAATAAAAATATAAAAAATAAAAGCACCGGGAAGACCAACTATTCCAGTGCTTTTACAAAGTAAAATTGAATTACCCTCACCGGCGCAAATACCAGAACCGGTGGGACCAAATATTAAATTATAATTATTTTATCATACATATTTTGTTCAGTCAATATTTTTTGTTTTAATTCCATCAATTCCTGAGACACCTCTTACCTTCACCAGTTCATAACCCAGCTCCTTGCCCGCTTCGCCACCTAAGATATTATGAATTTTATTATGCTCGTCTACACTTACACATACTAAATTTTCTACTGTGTTATGAGTTTTATCCCAGTCTAAATGATGAATGATACACCCGGGGGGTACAGCCACCCCATACTTAAATTCCCACATAGCCACATGTAGTCTCTGTCTCTTTTTACCTGTCGTGCAGACATAGTACCCGGGTCTCCGGCTCACGCCTGTACTTCTTCCCATTGAACAGAAGCTGATCCTCCCTCGTGCACACCTCACGTCTCTTTCGGCTCTTACCGTCATAGTCTCCTATACCTATCATAAAACACCTCTTTCTTATAACAAAGTTCTCTTGCTACCAGTAATAGCACGTCCTAGCCACAAATCCAAAGTAGCATATCTTGTTGCGTCTATACCGTGGTCGTCAACGGTTGGCCACTCTTGAACAATTATTTCTTTGCCACCAATATCTCTACGCAAAAACTCTGCCGATATAAATTCTGCCCAGCACCCCGGGCACTGTTCACTGTCTATCCATATCTCTCTTACATCACCATATCCTCCTGTTAAAAATTGATATGAGATATCTCTACTCCCTGATACTTTCTTGACTGGGTATATGTTCAACCCCTTGGCTCTTAATCCGTCTATAATTCTGTTGTCTATTTCACTGTTTATTAAACTACTTACTGTTACACAATTGCTAAATACACGTCCACCACGCTTAAGCATTTCTACAACAGCATTATAAATACCTTCTTCACTCCAGCCTATTCCTCTACACTCGTCTGTTATCCATAAAACCTTTTTAATTTTATTATAGCCTACAACCACACCAACAGTAGGGTCGGGTCTGTAACCATAGTCCATGCCAACAAGCCAGCGCCAGTTGTTCACTCCCATTGTGAAATCTTTTGGGTCTATATCTTCTATTCGTACAGGTTTGATATTCGGGAATACCATAGTAGCGGGGTCTCCAACCTCCCCCATAATAACGTGTTTCCACTCTTGAAGATTATCTAATCTCATAGCCTCAGCCATATCATATACTTGCTCAGGTACGATACCTCTTGGTATATCATATAAATTAACATGTTTGAAATAAACCTTTTCACGCTTTATTTTTACTTCTCCACTATCAGCGTCAGTTATCATTTTAGTTTCGTTATTCCAACCAATGTTTAACCAATGACTAGGACTAAATGGTGTGTTATAAGTGAACAGAGTTTCAAATATATCTCCACCACGATATAAAGAAAGCAAGACTTGGTCTACATCATGTTTAGATTGAAATTGGTCGGCTTCTTCAAACCATATCATACGACAGTAACCACCAGGCCACTTAATAGATTTAACTTTTCCATAGTCCTCAGCTGTGTTCAAGTTAGCAAACTTAATTACTGTTTTAGTACCTTTAAGTCTTATCTCCATTGGGTTAGTAAGCATTTTGCCACTTATCTTCAACACCTAAATTTATTATAGCATTAGCAATCTCAGCATATACAGAAGTTTTAAGTGTGTTACTATATTTTCTTAATGCCAGACAACATGCCCACGGCTCTCCTTCTTTGTGTTCACTTGCTAATGCCATCAGTGTCAGCACTATTAAATGCGCACCAAAATAAGACTTTCCAGAAAAACGGCCACCTCTCAGGAACATTTTTCTACTCCTTTTAAGTTGACCGCCTATTCCGTCAGCAAGTAAATCCCAATAGTTAGGTAAAATTAGTTCACTTAATTTACTACTTGCCATCAGTGTCCTCCTCTTTTTTTCTATCTCCTACATATAAATCGTTTAAGAAAGTAATTCCTTCTATATTATCACTTGAATACATACTTGTATACATTTCAATAGCCTTTAATCTATCTGTATCACGTGCCTGTGTGTTCTTAATTATACTAGAAAGGATAGCTTTAATTCTATCACTATCTACTAAACTGTAATCTTCTGCACGGTATCTTTCTATTACAGATTGAACTTGTTTCCAACCTAATAAGTTTTGTTTTTCCATACTAAGGGTGGTAGGGTCTAAGTTACCACCCATTTGATCGTCTAAATATAAAATTTCAGCAACAGTATGAACATAATCTTCTTGTAACAACCATACGGCGTCTTTACACTCTTGTACCCAAATAGGTCTTAGCTTTTTGTATATAGTATCAACACTCTCTCTATATCTTTCGTCATCGTCGTATCTGTCGCCTCTCAAAAATGTACCTAATGTATCACTTATATCTTCTTTTACTTCCTTTTTAGGTCTACCTCTAGGCATATCCTTCCTCCTTTCTTTATGTTCACTATCTCTCTGCGTCCACGTCATCACCGATAAATAATTTATTTAAACTCATACCTTTATCATTTTTCTTTTTCTTCATTAATAATTTATATCCTTTATCTTGTACAGAAGTAATAGCTCTATTTAAGTTTCTTGAAAACGCTCTTTCGTTCATTAACGTTTCCCCAGTAGACATTTCTATATGCCAATCATTATACTCTAAATATAACTCTTTTGTCCAGATACTTTCCCCACGTTCAGTCACATACCATAGTAAAAATTCAGCAAGCTCTGCTTCAAAACCACCTGCGAAAGTACCTTCCATACGCTCTTTCATACCTTCACTATCTTCTAGTTTTAGTGATTTCATTAACCAGTCTAAATACATATAACGAGCTTTATTAGCAAACCAAGCTAATGGTCCGTCTTCTAAACTCTTTAATACACCACTTTCTTTTGTATGCATGTGCATTACCAAAGGTCCTTTGTCCCCAAAACTATCTTCTTTCATTCTATAATCAGCTACTGCTACGGGATCTTTTGTGTTCAGTACTAATTTGAATTGTAAATCCCCATCTTTATCTTCATCATCTATATGAAACTCAGTAGGTAATACTTTAACTCTACGTTTCATACCTTCAGATTTATCATATAGTTCAAAGTCAAAGTTAGTACAAGCTATAATCTGAGGTAACACATCTAATCTTTTCTTAGGCTTAAACTTTTCATTAATCATTACACTATCTGTTCCTGTTAACGCACCTTTTAATGCTGTGAATGCTTCTCTATCATAATTTCTAACTAAATCATCTACAACACATAAAATACCATGATCTAAATTCTCTCCCCAGAATTTTTCTTGAGGGTTACTATCAAATATTTTACTTTCATTATACATTTCTTCGCCTAAACATAATCTAATCAAACTTGTATATAATGATTTTCCGTTTTGTCCACCACCACTAAGTATAATTATTTTTTGAAGTTGATTAGCAGGTACCATGCTTGCACCAGCCACTACCCATAACCATTGTTGAACAGCTGGTTGAGGAATACCTCTATGATTTCTTGATAATTGCTCAATAAACCAAGTTATATGTCCTCCTAAATCTTCTTCGTGTTCAGCTACCCATTCTCTAGGATACCAGTTCCAAGGAAGTACAACATCAGTAGGAGGCCTTGTTCCTAGCCAACTAAAGTCATAAGCGTCGTCTTTTATGCAACTTAATATTTTATTTTTTACTATTATATATACATCACTTCTCTTTATACGTTTATTATTTTCGCCACACATTAACATTAATTGTCCCTCCACTTCCTTAAAAAATACTTCTTTGAAATTCTGATTACTGTGTTCTTTGAGTGCATGTCTAGGTACAATTAAATCTGTTTTATATTCATAAGGTCCGTCAATGTCTTTATAAAATAACTTTCGTAACAATCCATCAGCACCAGGGTCTCCTGCATAAAAGTCGTATTGTGTAAATAACCACTCTGCTGCTCTACGTTCATCTATTTTTTCTGCTTTTTTGGATTTTACTTTAACCCACTTTCTATCTTCTTCTTTGTAGTCCCAACCTTCACTAGAAAGCATTGCGTCATATTCTTCCCAACGTTTAGGTAGGTCTCCAAATAAATCACTATCAGGCATAGGGTCGCCTAGTCTGACTAAGTATTGATCATGAATAGCAGTTATTAAACTTTTAAATTCTTCTAATTCAAAACCATTTGACAAAGCGAAGTAACTACAACGTGATACTATATGATTATGTCTGCCACCTTCGCTCATTTTCATAAGTTGTGTAAATGGATTATCCAGAAGCGTATGTTCACTTTCACCAGTCTTACCACCCTTGTGCAAATCTTTATCAGCAAGTTTCCCCCAAAGCCAATATGGTAATATATCTAATTCTTCTGTGTCTATTGTTTTAAGAAAGATAGGTTCGGTTATGTCCCAACTCATTCTTTCTTCACGTTCCATACCACATACTCTAATTATTTGAACTGCACCTGGGCCTTTTGTATCAAATTTATAACCAAACCAGTTAGTAGCACCAGTCATTTCTTTTTTATAGAAATCAGGTTTTCTAAATACAGCATGATAACCCTTAACCGTCTCTAATATTAAACATCTGAGTTTAGAACGTATAATAATATCATACATTTCAGCCGCTTCAGTGGGGTTATCAAAATCTATGAAAATACAATCTGCTGGTACAACTCTTGCGAAGTTAGGTCCGTCATATTTTTCTACTGTTTCATATTTTAATAGTTTCTTACGTCTAGGTACTTTACTTTCTTTATATAATCTTATTTGTTCTTTGTCGCCTGCTTTAAACTTATCTATATCAAAACCACGAGGTGTCTCTGGTAACTCACAAAATTCAAAATCTATAAACTTACTCATTATATAACACCTCCGTCCATTAACATTTTAAAAATGTCCACGAGGTATTTAATTATATCCTGTTCAAAAACAGTTAAATCCTTACGTTTGTTATACGCTTGGTTTATTTCAGTCATCAAAATAAGACGGAAATCAGATTCATCTACTCCTTCTTGTTCACGTATCTCATTTAATCTGGATACAAGAGTAGTAACAGCAAATCTTCTTTTCGCCCTGTCGTAAGAGTCCTCCCCTCTTTTCACATAATCAGCTACAATATACCATAGCCCATTAGGGATTTTCTCATTATGTCCCAATTCAAAATCAAGTTTGGTTATTTTTAATGCCATAACTTTTACCTAC